CCCCGCGCACGTCTGGATTGCCCTCTTGGCCGACGCGGCCGGTCATACCGGATACACCCACCAGTGGCGCAAACCGCTCGCCGCTGATCTCGCGCCTATCGTCATGGCGTCGGCCGATAGCCCGCGCGATCGCGATCAGGCGCGTGCTAAGGGTTGGAGGACGTTCACGATTCGTCGCGCCGACGAGCCACTGGCCGCGCGCGAGTTTGCTTGCCCAGCATCGCCCGAAGGTGGTAATCGGCGCCAGTGTATCGATTGCGGCGCGTGCGACGGGTCGACCCGCCCAGGTCAAGCTTCCGTTGCCATCGTCGTGCACGGGTCCGGCGCCAAGTATTTCTAAACCACTGCGCGGCCGGTACGCTCCGGCCGCGCGTCATTAAACTGGAGAGTCTTATCATGGCAAAAGAAATGACCGCACGCTTCCCCGGAGTGTGCTACCGGACGGGACGCGATATCAAGCCCGGCGACCGTATCATGTTCCACGGCAAGGGCCGGTCCGTGTTGCTGTCCCGCAGCTCGAGCGCGCCGGCGCCAGTGTCTGACACCTACACTTTCGGCGATCGCACGTTCTACCGCAATCGCAACGGATTGTGCGAAGACGCGCCGTGTTGCGGATGCTGTACAATTTGATACACTCTAAACTTTCAAACGAGGAAACGACCATGTACGTCATCACAGCAGGCAATCAATCGACCGACCTCGGCACAGTCGGCCGCGCCAAAACTCTACTCGGTGCCAAGCGTATTGGTCGACGTGCCGTGCGGGACTCGCTCCCGAACGGTCAGGGCGGTTATCGAGTGTGGTCCGACGATAGTCGGCTGATCGCGGGCGGCACGCGCGGCCTATCAACTAGCAACAAATGGAGGGATTGACCATGGCCTACACATTGAAGCGAAGCATTAACGGGTTGACGCTCGAAGACATCAAACGGATTTACGACAACAATCCCAACATGACGTTGCGGGAACTGTCCAATCTCACGGGTTTGGCTGTTCCGTTCCTGAAGAAAATCTTGATGGGAGCTTGACCATGGGAAACCGTGACATCGTGGAAAGCGCGATCGACGAGGGTACCGGCGCGCTGGCGACGCCGGCCCGCCTCGAAGCCGATCCGGACTATGATCATTTCCTGCTCGTCGAATGCGACGATTATTCTGACGAGCCGGACGGCTCGCGCTGGTACTGGGGCACCACCGCCACGGGTGAGCCGTGGTCCGTCATCGTCGCAGGAGATAAACAATGATTCGCTTTTGTATCGGGCTAATGCTCGCCATGGGCGCCGTCGAGGCGCCCCATGACGCGCCACTGGCGCACATCATCATCCAGGCCATCGTTGGCCTCATCATCGCCGCCTTTGGCGCGCGCAAACTCGCGCGCCAATAATCGATCAGGGTCCGGCCGCGAGCGCCTACGGACGCTCGCGGACGCGCCTTGCGTCATCATCCAATGAGGTCCAGTATGCCTGCACTCACGCTCACGCGCGGCACAATCCGCGCACTACTCACAATCGCGCCAACGGCCGACGTGCGCTATTACATGATCGGCGCACGCGTCAAGACTGACGCGCGCGGCGTCATCGTCGAAGCCACCGACGGCCACGCGATGATCCGCGTGCGGGTTGACGCGGCGCCGGCGCCCATGACGTCCACCATCATCCCGCGCGCGCTGCTCGAGGGCGCCGCCGGCAAGGGCCGCAAAACCCTGCTGGACGCCGTCCAGGTCGAAATCCAATCGGACGGCACGATAACCCTTACCGAGCCGGACGGGACCGTGCGGACGGGTAAGGCAATCGACGGCACATATCCGGACACGGACCGAGTGACGCCGCTCCCCTCAAGCACGCCAATCGAGCCGGCCCAGTTCAATCCGGCACTTCTGGCGCGCGTCCACGCCGCCCTGCAATTGATGGGCGCCGATGAGGGTGATATCCAGATGCGTCAACACGGCACCAAGCCGTCCCTTGTGACCGCCGCCGCCGTGCCGGACGCGCTTGCGATCATCATGCCTTGGCGCCAGGGCGACGCCGCCCTGCCCTCGTGGGCCACACTGACCGAGGCGGGAGGCGCGCGATGACATCAATCGACGCACGCACACTGGCGACGGCCCTCGCCGTGCTCGAATGGACCAAGTCCATCCCGCCAAGCGCCCAGCATCAGCCGCCCCTAGATTACAGTACGATCCTCGACGCGCGCCTGTCGCTCAAGTACGCGCTTGAATCCCTGAAATTCGAGGTGCATAAATGATAGCGGCCGCCCTGCTTGCTTTGCTGGCGGCCATTATCGCGGTTATACTGCGCTTGTAGTGCTCTTGGTCTCTCCTCCTCAGTGGCCCTCGCACTGTTCGCCCGCCACCAGGCGGGCGTTTTCTTTCCACCCCGCCGGCTGCTAGTGCGGCCGGCCCGACGGCCCCTCTCGGGGCCGTCTCTCATTACACTGCCCGCAACGCCGCGCCGCCGGCGCCCGCTTTGGCCCTCTCGCAAAGCCGCCGGACTTCTGACCGATTCTCGCCTAGCCGCTCCCAGACGTCCGGTGCGCACATAACGTGCGCCTTCGTCTGGTGCTCGACCGTCTTCACGCGGCCCAGATCGAGCCAGCCCGCGTCCCTGAACGCGCGGAACAGCGCCCAAACGGAACAGCGCGCGCCGACGGGCATATGCCCCGCCAGACGGTCGCAGAGCTGCGGCCATGGCCCTTGCGCAGCGCCTAGGGCGAACTCGCCGCGCCGCTCGGTCATCATCTCGATCAAGGTCGCTTCGACCGGCGACAAGGCCGCCTGAGTCATAATCGCCTTCGCTTCCGTCGTCATGGGGGCCGCGCCAGGTGAGAACCGCGAGACGTCGCGCGCGCGCAGCCACCCGGCGATCGCGTCGAACCCGCCCCGGTCCCGGTACCAGTCCCAAAGCCGGCTCGCGTCACGGTCGGCCATTCGCTCCGCGTCAGACCAGACCACAAACCAGCGCCGGTCATCGCCGGTCAGCACAATCGGCACGCGTTCATTTGAAAACGCGATCACGGCTAGCCGGTTCAGGATATCGACCGGGTGCAACCCTTTGCGGTTAACGGACAGGGTCTCAGGGGGCGCCGCCAGCATAGGCTTAAGCCGGTTTTCCAGCGCGCGCCGGTCGGCCGCCTCGACCTGTCGCAGCTCGTTAATGACCATCACTTCCGACATCAACGCGTAACCCCACTGCGACGTCAACTCTTCGTTCTTGACGATCGCGACGTTCGCCTTGCCCAAACCTCCAATCGCATACAAAAACGGCGCCCAGAGCGTATCCTTGCCGCTGCCCGGTATGCCGCCGTGCAGAACGCCATGATTGATTTTGACGGCCGGAAACTGAACCTTAAACGACATCCAGTCCAACACGTGCTCCCGCTCGACCGCGTCCGGGATCATCCGCTCTGCGTGCGCGAGCCAAGCCGACACGTCGCCGCTCGAGCCGGCCGGCCGGCCGTCGCGCCACAAGTTCGCGTAAACATCCCCGGCCCTTGAGACCAGCACGCCGTCGCCGGCCGCATAGGTGACGCCCTGTAGCACTCTGGCGCCCATAGCCTGACGGTGCTCGTCAAACGACACCGACGCCTCAATCCGGCGCGGCTTGCCGCCCGGCATCGCGTGGATCGACCGACAATCGACGTGTCTGAAAATGGCATTGAAGTTGGCCCGGCTGTATTCTTTCCGTTCTACTAGGTCAAAATAACCGTCGTCGGCATGAAGGTACGCAAACCGTTCAAACCAACCCGCCTTCTCGACCCGTCCGGCCTCCCGCCGGTCGGCCTCGGCGACGACCGCCGCCGCCTCATCCGGGTACGCCTCGGTCGGCGCGACGCGCTCAAGCGCCGCCGCCATCTGCGCCTGCACAAGCTCGTCCCGCAGTCCGTAGCCGACCTTTGGCCCGCCCTGCTCCGCGACCCAGTCCAGAAACCGCACACTGTCCCACGCGCCACAATGGCCGTGCAGGCACTTGAACGCGCGCGACGCGGGGAAGTACCGGCCCTCGGGGTCATCGTTCGAGTGTTCGTCCGCATTCGGGCAGACCACGCCCGCCCAGCCGGCACTGTTCGGCCGCTCAAGCAGCCAGCCCTTCGCGGCCAGCCAGCCTAGCACCTCATCGTCGGCGCCGTCGTCGACGATCGTGCTGACCACGTCAGCAGACGGGGCGCCCGGCGTGACGCCCAGCGCCGCGCAGACCTCGGCGAGCGAGTACTCGCGCTCGGGCGCAAACTCGACCAGCCGCGACTCGAACCCATCGCGGCCGGGCTTCAAGTTGACCGAGCCGGGTAGCCGGAAATTCCGCACCGCGTTGGTGGCGCCCTCGTCCGTCCAGCCGGCCGCCGCCATCGCTGCGACTGCCGCCGCGAACTCGGCCTTGGTCGGCTGATCGTCGAACCGGAAAGCGTAGCCCCACTGCTCATTACCGGGCGAGGTCTCCATGCGCCAGGTCGGCGCAAGCGGTGGTTGCTTCGCCACCTTGGTGCCGATGTCGTCTAGCATGAGCACCAGAACGTGCTCGATATTGTCACGCGTGAAGCTGAAGCGGCCCTTCAGCCGCTCCTCGATGAACGAACCAGTATTGCCGTACCAAGCCCCGCCCGGTCGGTAGTCGCGCGGCAGCGTCGCGATGTAGCCGCGCCCGCGCTGGCGCACCAGCAGCGCCGTCTCGCCCTCGGCCGCAAGGCCGGCCAGCCATTCGATGAAATCAGTCATAGTGAGCACACCCTGCAAGATTGGTTACGCTTGTACTGACGCAGCTTGCGTCCGTTTTGAAACTCGACCGCCAACTCAGCCAGCCCGGCCGGCCAGTTGTCGCGGCCAGGACTCCGGAAGGTGGCGCCGATCTCGGCCTCCATCGCCACGCCCTCCGCGTACAGGTCCGGCCGCTCCTGCCACAGGTCGCGCCACTCGCCGAGGCGCTGATACGGGCACCAAGCGCAGTCGGTGCGCTTCGGGATGCAGACGCCGCGCTGATCCAGATAAGCCCAGACGTCGGCCTCGCGCCAGCCCCACTCGCGCATCGGGAACCGCACCGTGATATCCTCGCCGAACAGTCCGCGCCGCTCCTCCTCGTCGGCCCGCAGCCCGACGTACAGGACGGACCCCGGCGGCAGGGTCGCCATGTACTCGATCGTCGGCTCGATCTTGAGCACGCGCGTACACCAGCGCCCGAACACACTTGGCAGCATGTGCATCTGCCGGATCGCGCCGGTCAGGTCGGTCTTGTACCGCACGCGCACGATCGGCTTGCCAAGCATCTCCTCCAGCCGCGCCCAGTGCGCCGTCATCTCGGGTAGCTCGTTGCCGGTCTCGTTGCAGATGTACTCGTAATCGCGCGGCTCGACCTCCGCGAGGCGCAGCGCCAACGCGGTGGAGTCTTTGCCGCCGGATAATCCAATGACGTGTTTCATTTTCCATACCTCGTCATTACTTTAGCCTCCACTGCCAACGGCAGTCCTTGCGCCCAGTCGGGCGGTGTCGTCATCACTCGTTCCAGCATCGTCTTGACCTCCTCTGGTCTGTCTGTCTCGATCACGATCTCATCATGGACGTGGAGCACCACGTCGTCCAACTGTCGCAGCGCATGGCGCAGGATGTCGTGCGCGGCCGCCTGCGTCAGATTCTCGTCGGCAAGGCCACGCCACAGGCGCGCCCTCGGCCATTCCTTCGCGTCAGCCGCCGGCTTCCAACTGGCCTTCGCGTACGTTATCTCGTCACCCTCGATCCGGGCGTACGGGTAGCACAAGATCCGGCCAGACGGCAGCGCGTACCAGAGGTGCGTCCCGTCAAACATATAGGTCGCGCGGCCGGCCTCGTAAGCGGTCCCTTTGTGACGCATCGCGGACCAGTAAGCCCGTTCGATGTCGGACCAGAACGCGGGCGCCCACGGGTTCGCACGGCGCCAAGCGTCAACGATCCGCTGCGCCTGCGCCTCCTCGATCCGCACGCCATAACCGCGACCCATCGCCGCGAACGCCCCGACACCACCCCCGAACCCGAGCGCGAGTTCTTGAACCTTGCCGACCTGTCTCTGATCGCTGCGCCCGGCCTCGTGATCGGCCAAAATATCCTCGTAGGGCCGATGAAACGTCGCCTCGGCGTTGACGATGTACGGGTCCAGCCCTCGCCGAAAAATGTCCAGCTTCGCCTCGCCGGTCGGCGACTTCGCAAGCCAAGGATTGACCCGGCCCTCGATCGCCGACCAGTCCGCGACCACAAATGACTTGCCGGGGTCGGGTAGCAGCGTCGGCCGGAGCATGAGCTTCAGCACGTCGGTCACCCGCGTGCCGTGCGCCGGCGCAAGCGGCGCCCGCGCCATCATGCTGGCCCGGACCTCTAGTGGAGCTTTTGCGGCTTTTCGAGGGATGTTGTGGACCTGTGCGCCGTAGCTGCTTGCGCGTCCTGTAGCTGCTCCACCAGCGAAGACAAATGCGCCTCTAACTCGCGCGTCCTCCGGATCAGCCAGGGCAGCGAGCTTTGCATACTTCGCGACCGCAGAAGCCCAGAGGTCGTCCGTGCATTGGATGACCTCGGCAACAATGGGCGATACCTCATCATCATCTCCAAACGCGAGCAGATTCGCCCGCACTGATTTATCAAGGGAATCGCGGTCCTTGCTGACCGCGAGCTTGCGCGCCCTCGGTCCCAGCCGCTCCAGCACCCACTGGCGCAGCACGGGCGAGCGCACCGTGCGCACCGCGCCGTCGGTCAACTCGCGCACCCGCGCCGTGATGTCGATACTCTCCTGCGCCGCGTAGGCGAGCGCCGCATGGCAGAGCGCGACGTCCACCCGCACGCCGCGATCGTTGATCCGCTCGTTGACGTGGTAGTCCGCAAGCTCATCAACCGACAACGGCCGCAAGCCCTTACTGATCGCCCGCATCGCCCGCACGTCCTGCGCGCAGTACTCGAACAGATCGACCAGATCTTGCTCGGTATGCTTGAAGGGCGGCACGCAGCACTTCCTGACCAGCGCGGCCCCGCGATGGTCCTTCTTCATGCTAGCACCCGAGAACCGACCAACGTCCTCCAGCGAGCCAGGCGCACAATTGGCGCGCGCCTGCGCGGCGGTGCAGTAGAACTGCTCCAGACGCGGCTCGGGCAGATCGTAGTCGGGGCAGAGCACATACCAGAAGATCAGCCGCTCGAACGCAGCGTTGTGAGCCGCGATGGTGTCCAGATTCTGGACAGCATCCCGCACGGCTACCGGGAACGGCTGGTCGGGCGTCCAGACCTGCACGTCCTCGTCGTCGACCGCCCAGGCCATGCAGAGCACCTGCGTGCTCGGGTCTTGAGCGTAGGTGTACGACCCGCGAGCGATCAGGTCGCACTCGCTACGGGTCTCGAAATCGATCCAGAGCATTGGTCCTCCAGATGGCAACGGGGGCCGAAGCCCCCGTCACCTCACTGCTTAACGATCAGGCCGTGCGACGCTGACGCCGACGCGGCTCCTCACCACCGGCCTCGGGGGCGTCCGAGGATTGGACACCCTCGCCGTCCATCGTGAGCCAGTCGACGATCTCGAACACGGGCGTGAAGACCCGGCCGTAGCTCTTGTGCTGATAGTGGTCGTTCTTCAGCTCCACTACAGCCACCGGCCGCGACTGGTCCTTCATCACCTGATTGGCGATCGCCGTGCCGAGCGTCTGCACCGACCGCTTGCCGCCGACGCTGGTCGCGCTGAACCGCGCCTCCATGCCGGCGTCATCACCATCGAGCGCCTTCAAACAGAAGCCGAACTGCTGCTCCCAGCCCCGCTCCGCGCCTGCGGGCGGCACGCCGACCTCGGGCAGCGGCTCGGTGAGCGGCGCCATGTGCTCGCCAAGCACCTCACCCTTGCCCCACGCGATGAAGCCGTGGACGAACGAGAACGGGTTAACCGCCCAGCGCGTGCCCTTCTCGACCTCCGTCTGGTCAGCGCCGAACACCCAGTGCCCGGTTTTGTCCATCTTGAGGATCACCATCGTTGACGGCGTCGCCTGCTCAAGCTTCTTGAGCGACTCGGCCACGGCGGTGACGGGAAGGTTGGCGTTCGAGAAAATTGCGATATTGGACATGACAGTACCTTTCAAACGATTTTAGAAAGGGCAGCGGTCATCTGCTGCCCGAGAAGCACCTTCGCGGGCCGGGGATCGCTCTCCGGTGCGATGGTGTCGCCAGAACTGACGGAGGTGACGACATCAGCCGGCAGGGCGATCTTGTGTTTTTTAAGCACCTTCTCGACCTGCGCGACCGACTTCATCTCCATCAGTTCAGACTCAGGGGCGCCGGCGGCGACAAGCGCCGCCCAGGCGTCGGATTCATTGGACCACTTACGGCGCGCGATCTTGGGGACGAGCTTCCAGCCCGGCACCGGCAGACCGGCCTCAAGCTTCTGCTGCACCAGCCCGCGCGCAGCAGCGGTGAACGACTCCAGCATATCAGCAAGCTCCAACGCGCGCCCGAGGTCAGCGTCCGACAGATCTTGAAGCTTCTGCACGACGAGACGACGGACCGCATCGGTCTGTTGCGGACAAATGGCCTTCGCCGGACAGAAGCGGCAGTGCGAGCCAACCGTAAGAGGCGGGTTCTCAAGCTCAGCTAACCGCAGCGCGTGACGCAGGTCGGCCTCGAAGTCCAGCAGGCGGCTGATGTCGGTGCGCCAGCGGCGCACTTGCGGCGGCTGAACGATGATCAGTTCGACCGTGGCAGCGTCGCGCAGCGCCCAGTGGTTCGAGCGCAGCGCGGCAAGCGCATAGAACATCAGTTGCGGGTTGTTCTCGGCCTCGACGATGACGCCGTCGCCGAACTTCCAGTCCACCACGTAAGCGTGATTGCGCGATTTGGCGATGAAGTCGACCGTGCCGAAGGCGCCCGGCACCTCGTCCCAGCGGACGATCGTCTCGCAGTCGTACTCCAGCGTGCCAGGCCGCTCGGCCTCAAGCTCGTCGACGAAGTCAAGCGCGAAGCGGATCTTGTCCTCCTCTTCGTTGGTGTAGTCGGACCACTTGAGGTCGCCCTCAAGGATCTGACGCTCGATGGCGTCGTGGAGACGGGTGCCCTGCGCCATGTAGGCGTTCTCAAGTTGAGGCGGCGCCTTACGGGCAAGCTTGACGCTGCCCGGGCAGGCGATGACGCGGCCGGCGGTCGAGCCGCCGACGACAGACGAGTGGGCGCTCATGGGTTCCTCTCGTTCACGATGCCGTTGACGCCGCGCGGCCAGAGCATCTCGGGCTGGTACTGCGCACCCTTCACCAGCAGTTCCTGCGCGCTGTAGCGGTCAAAGTTGCTGCGGCCGTAGCCGGGGGCGACGTAGACGTCACCGTTCCGGTAGTGAGGTACATAAGGGATGCCGTTCAGGACGAGCGCATGGCTCGGGACGCGCTCGGCGGGAAGGTTGGATCCTAGAAGACTGGACATTACTGTTCCTTGGTTGACTTGGGAGGCTCAATCGTATAGGATGTGAAAAAAGTTTGCAAGCCCTAAACTTTGAAACTTTCGGGAGATCAAAAATTTTGGAACGCAATATTGAGGCATATCTTGTGAAGCGGGTGAAGGCGCTGGGCGGGCACGCCTACAAGTTCGTCTCGCCGAGCAACAGGGGGGTGGCTGACCGACTGGTCGTGCTGCCGGGGGTCGTGTGGTTTGTAGAGGTCAAGGCCGAAGGCGGGCGCCTGTCGCCGCTCCAGACGCTCTTCATCGAGCAGATGAAACGGCTGGACCAGAACGTGATCGTAGTATGGAACAAGGAGGATGTCGATGATTTCATTCGGATCTGTATGCAGCGGGATTGAGGCGGCCTCAGTCGCCTGGCAACCGCTCGGTTGGAAAGCCGCATGGTTTTCTGAGATCGAGCCGTTCCCGAGCGCGGTGCTAGCGCACCATTACCCAGACGTTCCGAACCTTGGCGACATGACGACGCTGCCCGAGCGCATCCGCAGCGGCGAGATCGCCGCGCCGGATCTGCTATGCGGCGGCACGCCGTGCCAAGCGTTTAGCGTAGCCGGGCTGCGGCGCTCGCTGGATGACGCCCGTGGAAACCTTTCACTAACCTTCTGTGAGATCGCCAATGCAATCGACGCAATCAAACCCGCCATCATCTTCTGGGAGAACGTCCCCGGAGTGCTCAACACCAAAGACAACGCCTTCGGATGCTTTCTGGCAGGACTTGCCGGCGAAGATGAAGCGTTGGTCCCTCCAGGGGGGCGATGGACAAACGCTGGTTTTGTTGATGGACCCGCGCGCGCAGTCGCGTGGAGGGTGCTCGACGCCCAATATTTCGGAGTGGCCCAACGACGCCGCCGTGTGTTCGTTGTCGCAAGTGCTAGAGCAGACTTCGATCCCGCAGCGGTTCTTTTTGAGTTCGACGGCCTGCGCCGGGATACTGCGCCGAGCAGAGAAGCGGGGCAAAAACCTGCCCCCACAGTTGGAACGGGCGCTCCGTTCAGTCGCACAGGAAACGGATCAGAAGCCGACGCATTGCAACCCTACGCCGTTGCCAACTGCCTGACCGCCCGGATGCACAAGGGCATCAACAGCACGCTGGATGAGGGCCAGACGCCGGTGGTGGCGCGGCCGAGCAGCGATGTCGTTGGATCTTTATGTGCTAGAGACTTTAAAGGTGTTGGTTCACAGTATGTAAATGAAGGCAAAACCATCTCCGTAGGCATGGCCGTGCGCCGCCTGACGCCGGTCGAATGCGAGCGGCTTCAGGGGTTCCCGGACGGATACACCAACATCCCCTGGCGCGGAAAGTCCGAGTCGCCAGATGGACCGCGATACAAGGCGCTGGGCAACTCGTGGGCGGTGCCGGTGGTGCGCTGGATCGGCGAAAGGATCCATCGTGCTATCGCTTAGACCGTATCAAGAGGAAGCTGCTGACTTCCTGTACGCCAACGACCGCGCCATGATGCTGGCGCCGGTCGGGGCCGGCAAGACCGCGACCACACTCACGGCGATGGCCGATATGCTGGAGGTCGGGCACGCCCGCCGCTTCCTCGTGCTCGCGCCCAAGCGGGTCGCCGAGCACGTTTGGCCGGTCGAGGCGCGGAAGTGGGCGCCGGGGCTGGACGTCTCAGTCTGCATTGGCTCACCCGCGCAGCGGGCACGGGCGCTCACCTCCGAGGCGCCTGTGGTCGTCACCAACTACGACAACCTGATCTGGCTCGCCGAGCAGCAGCTCGACTTCGACGCGGTCGTGTTCGACGAACTGACCCGGCTCAAGAACCCGTCCGGCAAACGCTTCAAGGCGTTCGCGAAAGTCATCGACCCCATCAAGATCCGCTGGGGGCTGACCGGCTCGTTCACCGCCAACGGCCTCGAAGACGTCTTTGGCCAGTGCAAGATCGTCGACCAGCAGATGCTCGGCCGCAGCAAGGGCGCGTTCCTTCAGCAGTACTTCCACTGCCTGAACCGCGAGTACGGCCAGTGGACGCCGCTGCCTGGCTCGCTGGAGCGCGTCATGGCCCGGATCAAACCGTGGACCTACGTCCTAGAGCCGGTCGAGTACAAGGACACGCTCCCGCCGCTCCACACGGTCCAAGTGCCGCTCACGATGCCGATGCAGGTCTATCTCGACATGAAGCGCAAGTGCGTGATCGAGATGCGCGACACGGTCGTCAGCGCCGCCACCGCCGCAGCGGTGACGACCAAGCTCCAGCAGATCGCGGCCGGGTTCGCGTACTCTAACTACGGCGACGTCCTGCCGATCTCGGACCATAAGCTCGACGCGCTCGAAAGCATCTTCACCGAGAACCACAAGGCGCCGACGCTTGTCTGGTACCAGTTCAAGGCGCAGTTGGCGGCGCTCAAGGCACGCTTCCCGCGCTGCGAAGAGCTTGTCAACAGCGACACCATCGACCGCTGGAACGCCGGCCAGATCCCGATGCTGGCCGTCCACCCGGCGTCTGCCGGGCACGGCCTCAACCTGCAAGGCCAATCCCGCATGGTGTGGCTGTCGCTGCCGTGGTCGCTCGAGCTGTACGAACAAGCGATCGGGCGGCTGCACCGCAGCGGCCAGCGGCACGCGGTCTGGAACTATGTCCTGTTGACAGAAAAAACTGTAGATGAAACAATCTTTACTGCGCTACAAAACAAGCGCAGCGTGTCTGACATTGCCATGGAGTGTTTGAAATGACGTTGACGGAGCAGTTGAAGTTGGCGCAGTCTGAGTTGACCATTCGGCAGCGGGAGTTCAACACCGCCCAGCGTCATCTCAATCGGGTCTTGGCCCAAATCACCTACTTGGAGAAGCGAATTGAACTGGCGAGAAATGCAAAAGCGACTGACCACACTGACGGAGAGTGAACTATGCGACTTGATCGACCAAGAACTGGCGTCGTCGGCGCCGCGCCCTACGATCGCACTGCGGCTGCACCAGCGGCTCTGTACGGTCCGTTCGACCCGCGAGAGGCTGGATCTGATCCAGAGACTGACCCGTACCGTCTAGCAGTCCAGACGGACGTCCAACGAACCTGGCGCAAGTACGGCTGGGTGCCCCCTTCAGAACTGACGGAGTATCAAGAGAAATGGACAAGCTTCAAGTTGTCGACTATAGCGGGCCTTATCTCGAACTGAAGCGCCTGACCGACCAAGTCTGGCAGGCCGTGCTGGAGCAGCGGTTCGACGACGCCCGCGCCATCTGCGATCAGGCGGTGGTCGAGGCGCGGATCCTGAAGGCGCAGATTGGAGCGCAGCATGGACCGCGCGAAGGTTGACCCGGACTACTTCTGGCAGTCGATCGAGACCTGCCCCACGGGCGAGCGGGTGCAACTGCTCAACCGTGCGGGCATCGCCTCGACCGGCAAGATGGCCGGCAACAAGGACGGCTGGTGGGTCGGCTGGGCGCCGCTGCCTAAGATCCCGCCAGCCATCAAAGAACTATTGGAGTGAGAGATGAGCTACACACCGGGGCCGTGGCGAGTCCGACGGTCTAATCACAGTGACAAGTATCGGTACGTTCAAATCGGCAAAGATGCGAACTACACGACACTTGATCTGCTCGCAGCAGATGCCCGTCTGATCTCAGCAGCACCTGATCTGTACGAGGCGCTGCAAGAGATTGTCGATGCGACTGATACGGGATGGGAGCATCTTGATGCGACGTTTACACGAGCAAGGGCGGCGTTGAAGAAAGCAAGGGGTGAGAAATGAATAAACCAACAGGAGGCCCAGCGTTTCCAACGGGCACGGCATATCAAGGCATGACGCTGCGCGATTATTTTGCGGCGAAGGCGATGCAGGGCTTGCTTGCGGGTCTTGATAAAGATGCTCGTCGATTTATGGAACGCCAAGAAGAGCCGGTAAAAACACTAGCAGAGGCAAGCTGGGTAATGGCAGACGCCATGCTGAAAGCAAGGGGTGAGAAATGACCGACAACATCAAACCATTTATCAAAGCCACTACACCAGACAACAGCGACGCGATTGCAATGCTTGAGCAATGGCTGGAGGACGCCAAGGCAGGCGAGATCGTCACGGTCGGTCTGGTCGGCAAACGGATCGGTGGCGAGTGGCAGACAGCCATGAGCAGTTCCCAGAACAGCCTTGAGGACGCAGCCATGCTGATCGAACTCGGCATCCGGCGTCTGGGCTTTAAGCAGAGGTGAGAGATGACAATCCATTACTACTGCCCGCTCCGGCGGGCGTACATCACGGCGACCGTGCCGACTGAGGTTGGATACAAACTTATGGGGTGGACATGAAACTCTACGAAGTGCCGCGCAACACGCGGATCAGGATCGACGGCATCGAGCTGTTGTTCATTAAACTCGACGGCGCATACAGTCTGTGCAAGACAGATGATGGAGAGACTGTGCATCTCGCAGCATGGGCCGAGGTGGAGGTGTTGGAATGAAACCCAAGTTCACCCGCATCATCGACGGCATCCCGTGCATGACAGTCATGGAGCATGAGCATATCGTCGGGCAGTTGGTGAAGATCCTCGAACGGTTTCTTGTCCACGTTGATCCTGACTGCGGTGACCCGACTTGCCTTGACTGCGAGGTGTGGCGACCGGCATGGAGAGCGATTGCAGAACTCAAGGCGAAATCATGAGCATCGAGGCAATGAAGCAGGCGCTGGAGGCGTTGGAGCTGCTGGAACGGTACGACAACCAACGGGCCATGTTAACGGACGACGCCATCGAAGGTGTGTGGCAAATCGCTGACGAAGCAATCACAGCCCTCCGCGCTGCCATCGAACAGGCAGAGCAGGGGCAATGGGATGCCATACCTGACGCCTTTAATGAATGGTGGAATGCCGATTACGACGACAGCACCAACCCGTTCAGGCTAAACAGCCCGGCTTATTGGGCGTGGGCTGGTTGGTCTGCGGCAAACAAGGAGAAGAACCGATGACCAAAAGAGTAAGCGCAACAACCATCCCCCTGCTTATCAAGTCCCTGATCGACAAGCCGCAGACCGCCCTAGAGCTTGTCGCCAGCACCAAACTCGGCGCCGACGGCGTCCACAAGTTCATTGCAGGCATGAAGGACGCAGAACTGATTCACGTCGTCCGATGGGACTACAAAGGCACGCAGCCCGTAGCGGTGTACGCTTTCGGATACGGAAGGAACACTAACGAGCGATGGAACGAGACGCAGACAAAACTGTTCGACCTCTTCGGCGACACGCCGATCTCTTACGACAACGTGCAACTGTCCGAGAAGCTGAACCTCGGCCGATCAACAATCAAGAAGGCAATGAATGAACTCGTCAAACACGGATTTTTTATCCAAAACCCCGTCAAAGCCTCCGCGCCGGTCTCGTGGAGACGCAACCTCGATGTGGCCCTTCCCGACCGTGGAGCAGCTACGTCAAATGCAGGGTATAAGCCAGCCCCCGCTCCGAGACCGGCCCAACAAAGCTGGTTTTCGGCAATCGTGTGAGGAGGCGCCGTGGTGAAGACGCTTGGCGAATGGATCGAAATAACGCAGGAAGAAGAGGAAGCCTGGAAGATGAAAGCGAACGATATGCAGGTCGGCGGCACCCACTACAAGGACATGGGGGTGCAGCCGTGGGACGTCATGGAGGCCGTGCTAACCCGCGAGGAGTTCATCGGGTTTTTGAAGGGAAACGTCATCAAGTACGCCATGCGGCAGGGCCGCAAGGACTCAGACGACGTCAACAAGTGCCTGCACTACGTCAAGAAGCTCAACGAAGTCTTAGGACGCGGCTAACATCTCGTGGGCGGTGCGCCTGACCTCCAGCACGCGCCGCCCCCAGCCGCGCCCGAACGTCTCCCAAGTCTTGAGTTCTTGAAGGAACGTCAGGCGCCGGTCGCAGTACCCGTCGATGACGTCGCGCGGGTTCATAACGTGGACGGCTCGTAGCGTGAGCGGCCCCAGCACGCCGTCTGGCGTCGAGCCGACCGTCTCTTGCAGGAACTTGATCGCGCGGCCTGGCCCGCTGTTGACGGCGGTGTCGAACACACAGTAGTCGATCCCGACCGGCAGCGCGCCGCACTTGGCGCGGTCCCAGTACTTCTCACGATAGACCGGCGTCACGTCCGCGACGGTCAGCACCCGGATGGCGTCGACGCTGACGCCGTGACCGACCCACCGCTCCCACGTCTCCTTAGTGACGCCCAAGTTAGTAGCGCCGCCCGGATCGTTGGGGTGCTCGACAAAGCCGCCCTCGTGCGCGAGGACGTGCTTCAGGCAGGCGTCAAACCTCATACGCGACGCTTGTCCCAGACCGACCAGCCCAGCCCGCCCAGCGTGGCGATGGCGCCGACGATGCCTTGCCAGGTCTCGCCGTCGATGCCCCACGAGACAGCAAAGCCGCCGCCAGCAGTCGTTAGGACGTGACGGATAATTGATGCAACGATAGCTGAGTTCATGTGCGACCCCTTACAGTTTGGCTACCAAGCCGGCCAACATCAGGATGATAGCGCCGGCGCTGCCGACCAGTATATGCTCCAGCCGCTTGAGGCGGGCGTTGATGCCTTCGTAGCGCACCGCGCATACCTGTTCGTGACTCATCAACTTCGCCTCCACTTCGGAAATGTTGCCCATCGTTAAGACTCCAGATCACGGTGCCATCAGGCTGTTCAAATTGAATGTTGGTTCTTGGCGCGGGGGCGGCGCGGGGCGTCCAGCGCGCAATCGATCCAATAGACCGACCGCACCGCGCACGGCGCGGGGCAAACCTGGCAGTAGCATCTCCGGATACAGAGGCTGGAGCGCCTGTTGTTGCCGTAGGGGCGCAAGCCGTTGCAGGTTTAACTGAGCGTCTGCGTCCCGCTCGGCCGCCTCGTAGTCGCGCATCTGCTGCATAGCCGCTTCGTACTTTGCTTCGTTGACGCGCCGAACCAAGTCAGCAATCTGGCGGCGATCTGGCTCGCGCTGCCGTTCGACCTCTTCGTTGACCGTACCCTGAATGAATTCGTTCAACTCGTACTCGCGAAGCCGTTTCATGTCTTCGTCGGCCATCCGCAAAGCGAGTTGGTTTTGCTCAAACGGCGTCATGTCCGAGGTGTATTGCCGCAGCGCGTTCTTCTCCGACTGCGTACTGTCGAACGAGATGTTGCGCAGCTCTTGCTGGTAGTCCTTCTCAATCTGTTGCGTGCGGTCGTAGTAGTTGCGGTTGATGCGCTCCTGCGCCGGATCGCGGTACAAATCAGACTCCTTCATGCCGCGCGGCAGGCGAGGCTGGCCGCGCGCCTCTGCGGCGGTCTGCGCCTTGTAGGGTTTGCCTTGCCACTGGAAATCACCGCGCCCCAAGACCCGCGCCGCTTGGAACGCCGTCCCAAACGGAATCGACGGCTCGCCCGTCTTGGCGAGCAGCAGGATCATCTCAGCTTCTTGGGGCGTCACGACGTTACTCCTGTCCAGCAGAAATAGCCATGCCCGACGTGATTGGCGCGGTTGCGGCGGGAATCCAAGAACGGTCGTTAGACAGTGTTCTCAACACGACGTTGCGCTGCTTGGCCGGCACACGCTGCAACGCTTCCAACAAGTTCTGATTTGACTGCACGGCTTTCATCAAGACTTCCATCGTCTTGGTGTCGACTTTGGCGCCGAGCATCGATAGCAGTTTATTGCCGGCCGTGACTGTAGGATCGAAGAACGCCGGCAGCTTCATCAGCCCTTTGTTGTTTCGCAGGATGTCTTCAATCGGCTCGCGGCCTTGCTGCACCGCAACGTCAATCGCTTTGCGCTGTTCGATTGACTTAGCCAGTTTGTCCAGCGTCGGGTAGCGGGTGCCCATCTCCTTGACGACATCGTAGCTGCCCACGCCGAAAACTTTCTCAATCTCCTTGGGCTTGTCGCCGCGCACAAGCCGCACGAAGTCGTCAGGCGAATCCTTGAAGAACTGCAACGCCTTGGCCGCCACCTCTTGTTGGTTGACCTTGGCCATGCCGGACTCAAACGCCTTCAGGTAGTCGCGCCAGCCCGTGCCGCCGGCCTGCTCGATAGCATCGTCGATGATCGGTCGGATGCTTGCCATCGCTTTGGCGGCAACTTTACGCGCGACTTCTGAGTTTGGATCGGGGTACAGTTTCTCAATCGCACTGTTAACTGAGTTCTTGCGGATGGCGTAAAGCGCATCGGGTGAGATCACGCCGCCCGCTTGCGTCCAGTCGTTGATGTCGCGAATGACCTTGCTAAGAGCGCCCTCAAAAGCGTCATTGCCAGCCATCTCGTCGTTGCGTGCAAGGTCTTTGATCTTGCCAACAAAGTCGGCCGGGCGCAGCGGCTTCAGCCCTTCAGCGGCCAAGCTGTCCAGTTGGTACTGTGCGAAGCGGGCCGCGTCACCAAACAGCGCCGACGTGTCGGCGGCCTGCTCACCATATCGCTTGGCATTGTCGACCATCTGCATGAGGCGCTCGCTGCGATCAGGCCGCTGCCCCATCAAAACCCGAGTAGACGTACCCTCTTGGTCCACGCGCATCTTGGCGATGTCCTTCGCGGTCTCCAATCGCCGCACGTCCTCGACCTTGCCGGCCGCCGCGCCTTGGAACCGAGACACGTCCGTCTCAAGACCTGGGGCGTACTTACCGGCCAGACCGGCGCTCTCCAGCGCCTGCTCGCGCATCGGCGCGGTCAGGCTGCGCAAGTTTGCTTGCGTTTGTTCGCGGGTGGCGCGCGCCTGCGTCTGCGTGAACCCGCCCGCGATGCGGGCTAGTTCGTTCATCTGCTGTTCGCCCGTCAACGCTCGCAAAGCGTTGATGGTGTTGTCAGGATCTTTCTTCGCCGCCAAGTCCACCAGCGAGATAAACGCAGGTCGGGAAACACCAACCAACGCCTCGTCGGGTATGCCTGTGCCGGCGGCGCGGAGTGCTGCCATCGCGTTCGGCAGATTTTGCTCGCCGATCGCCTCACGCAGAATGTTCGCCGCGCGGCTCTGGGGTAGGCCCATGCCGAGCGCATCCATCACCTTGCCGGCGCCTGCGCTGCCGAGCTTAGCGGCGCCCGCCATGAAGTAGGGCAGGCCCGCCCCCATGCCCGCGCCCATCAGCAGATCAGCCGGATCGACCAGACCCGCTGACGCACCGCCGACGGCGCCGCCCGCTGCAACACGCGGTAGCAGACCCTGTCCGGCAAACCCACCCGTCTCCAGTGCCCGCGCAAACTGGGGCATCTGCGCGGCCTTGGCGCCCAGCCCCATCAGCGGGCCGACGCCCGCCGTGCCGGCCGCAGTAATGCCGAGCGAGCCGACCGTGCGGCCCAACGAGTCCGGCTCGGCCCCCATGCGCTCAGTGGCGAACTGTTCGATCAGCGCCCGGCGACGGGCGTTTTCTTCCGCTGACTCTGTGGGCCGCAGGAACGTGGAGCCTATGGCGCCCAGCCCTTCCACGACGCCGCCCCGGATGTTGCGCAGCCCCTGTCCAAAATACTCTCGCTGCTCGGGCGACAGGAACGGAATGGCCTCTGCTGCGGTCAGCGGGCGCTCGCGGGGCATGGCGTCAGCAGGCGGCGCGCCAAATATCTCCGACTGGCTCAAGTATTTCGGGCCAGCCGTCCCAAATACTTCAGCTTCGCTCAAGTAGTTATTTGCCATGACCCTACTCTTTCAGTTTCCAACCAACACCATCAAACACCGCAGTCTTTCCTCTGTTCGGCCCGCTTTGGATCACTTGCTCGGCCCCTCTTTGAAATGCTGCGGGTGCGGCGGGCGCGGTGGGCTGACCACCAGCCGCGCCGCGAGACGCGGGTTCGGTGGCCGCGCCTTCGTACCCAAACTGACTTTTTCGATTTTCCATTAGCCGAATGATAGTTTGCGCAGCCGCGCGGCGGATTTCGCGGGGGATTGTTGGATCTGCTAACTGACCAGCCGCTTCTTTATACGAGCGCGTATCTTTATCCGACTGCGGACCCTCGAATCGCGGCACCAACTTCAACACAAGATCGGCAATCGGCTGGAGTTGTCCGATTGCGACATCCCCTTTGGTGGCGTGTCCGACAAAGCGCCCGCCTATATCCACTAGGCTTCCAACGCCGCTGCCCGTAGATTGATCAATTAAACCGCCAGGCTTCAGTATGCCTCGTAACTCAACAAGCGCCGTGTCAAGATCTTGAGCTAGTTTAGCCCGGCCCTCCTGTGTTTTTTCAAACTGGGCGCTCGGCTTACCCCGAATTTGAATAGGTGCCGCAGCGGCTCCAGCGGGCGCCGCGCCGGCTACTGGCGCCGGCGCAATAACGGACGTGCCGGGAGTCGCTGTGGGCACGCCGGGCGCCGCGCCTGCCACTACAGAAGACGGGAATTGATTAGCTTGAATGACTTGACCAAACTTGTTGTACTGCGTAACTTTGCCGGTTTCGTCGGTAACGATTCCAGCCACTACGTCGCGTTCTTGGTTTGCCACTCGTTGCTGGTCAGGCGTCAGGGCTTTGGGGCGAGTGACAAGCATTCTGACGCCCCCGGTATTTGGGTCGACCAACTGCGTGACAATTTCATTATTCAAGTCGATGTTTTGAATGGTTGGTTGAGACCGACCGACGTTGCGTTTTTCCGCAAGCAGTTTTTCTGTTTCGGCCAACTTTTTGTCAAGCGCGGCTTTGTCAGAGGCAATCTTGCGGATGTAGTCACCCCCGCCCGGAATCGCGTTCAACAACGTGCCGAGTTGTTGTTTGCGAGTATCGTCGTCGACAAACATCAAGTCGCCCAAGAACTTGTCCAGTTCAGGGTCAGTCAGCTTTTGCTGTTGCAAGAACAGCACCGACCGGCCATACGACGGCAATGACGGGTTTTTAAACGATCCGTAAATGGCGCTCACAAATTTCTTGCGGCGCTCTTCGTCTTGCTGCTCCTGTGCTTTTTGCTGCTCCTGAAACGCTTTGTAGACCTCAAACCCGCGATTAGGATCAGCCGCCACAAGCCGCTCAAGCGTGGGTTGCCCGCCTCGCAACGCTTGTACCAGCGCGTTGCCTCGCTCTTCTTCCAATTGAAGCTTACGCGCCTGCGCCTGACGCAAGGCGTTCGCCTCCTGCATCTGCTGGAGTTGCGCGACCTGCATGAGCATATTGCCTTGGTTTGGCAACTGGATCTGGGGCATCTGGAACCCCATCGCGATCTGCGGCATGATAGCCATGTCAATCGTTCCTTATAGGTGGTCAATCAAAAGCAGATCCCGGACCACCCGGCACCGTCGTGGGGTACAACCGATTCATCAAGTTCTGCATAAACTGGTTCTGCTGGCCTTGCAAGTACAGGTTCGTACCCTGACCGAAGGCGTTCGCCAGCGCGTTCGCCGACCCGATCGTGCCGGCGGCCTGCGCGGCCCCCATCGCACCCAGACCGGCCGCTTGCGCGCCGCCTAAGTTTGCCATCTGGCCCGCGATGTTAGCGGTCGAGCCTGCGCCCGTGGCGGCGGTCTGCATGAGCGGCAGCAGGCGCGCGCTGCGCTCGCCCGCAAACTGACCGTACTCCATTGAGCCAAGGCCGGCCCGAGCCGCCCGATCCGCTTGGAACCGCTGGAAGGCGTTGCCGTACTCTTGAGACGCAAGGTTCTGGCCGTACCGCTGGAGCGCCTTGCCCGTGCCACCTGACATCAGCCCGCCTCGGGCGGCGGCGCTGCGCTCAAGCGCACGCAAGCCTTCCGACAGCCGGAACCCGTAGCCAGGGTCTGCCTCAAAGTTGAACTGCTCAGCCGCCAACTCAGCCGGCGAGAGACCCGCCGTCGCCCGGTACTGCGACGGGTTGCGGATCTCTTCCATTAGCATATTCTGAGCTTCAAGCCCGCCCTGCCGGAACGGCTCTTGAAGCGCCAACTGGCGCTCGAACATCCGCTCCTGTGATGCGATGCCCTCACGGGTCGCAGCAGCCTGCTCGGCTGCGGCCTTGCGTGTGGCGCGGGCGCCGAACAGACCGCCGAGGATCTGACCGCCGATAAGTGCTTCAATCATGATTGATTTCCTTCCAGCGCGGCTTTGATCGCGTCAGGCGTTTGAGCTGCATCGATCGCAGTCTGCATGGCGGCGTACTTGTCGCGGATCTTTTGGCGCTCGGCCTCGGCTTGCTGTGCGGATACGCCGGGGATCTGCTTGGCAATGATGTCGTCAAACGGCGCGAACTCCTTCTCGCGAGCCGCACGACGGCGATCGTGAGCGATCACTTTGGCTTTGTCAAGATCAACTTTGATCATTTTGCTCACTCCAGTATCCATCCGGGTCGCCATATCCATCCGGCTCAAACGGCTCGGCCACCCAAGCGTTCCTGAACGTCCGGTCAGTCGGCACCGCGCTGTCCTCGACAAACTTGTACGGCACGCCCTGCGGCACATCCTTGCGCGCGACCACCTCAATCGGCAGTTCGCCGGTCGGGTGGATGATGGCGACGCCGCCGGTCGGTGTTGCGAAGATGACTTTCATGTTGATCACCGGAAAATTGCGACGTTGACGATTGATGCATCAAATAGCGCAAATGCAGCATCCCGAATACCCACCCGCACGCTAGTCGTTAGATAGCTAAACACCACAGCAATCCGACCGGCGCTGTCGTTTTGCGAACAAGTAGCAACTGCCGCATAATTTGCATCCGGCATCGACGTTGTAAAGTTGACCGTGTAGTCGCCCGTACCATTATCAAGCACACTACTGATATTGCCGCTACCACGCACTCCAGTCATTGAAGCTGGGTTTGTAACCGTTGTTCCGTTAAAGTTGACCCACGCTCGACAGCCGTAAGCTGTTGCAACGGAGCCATAGCCGCTGTCGAACTGAAGCAGCCCGGTTGACGTTAGGCGTGCTTTTTCAGACGCCGCAGCGCCCGCAGTCATTGTCTTAAACGACAGATCAAAGTCTTCGGACGTGCTAGTCACATCCGTTGTTATCGCTTCAATCGTAGCGCCAATCTCGGTGTTGCCGACAGCGGTTTCCGTTGCAAACTGCATCCCCACGCCGATGCCAGCGACGGGGGTGGTTGTTGACTGCGAATCGATTCTAAAAACAGGCGTGACGGTGCTCGTTGCAGTAGACGTTGTTTGCGCGTGCAGCCGAACCGCTGGCGCGTCTGTCCCAACCCCCAAGTTTCCGTCTGCACGAAGCCTGGCTTTTTCGCTTGGATAGCTGCCAAACCTCATCGTGCTAAAAACAAGATCAAAATCTTCGCTGGCAACAAGCGTGCTAGTTACCGCAGCGTGGATAGTTGCGCCCACCTCGATGTTTCCGGCCGTAGTTTCGGCCGCAAACTCCATGGCAACTCCAATTCCTGCGGCAGGCGTGCCAGTAGACCGTGAGTCAAGCCGCAAAACAGGCGTGACAGCATTGGTCACGGCTGAATCGTTTACAACGTGAACTTTGACTGCTGGCGCCGCGATGCCCACCCCAAGTTCAGACGTGATCTCTACATCGCCCGTCACCTTGAGATTGCCAGTTAAATCAGCGTTTCCAGTCTGAATAAAATCGCCGTATAGCGTAACGTCCACATCGTTCGACCCGCCAATCTGACCAATTATCATGGCGGTATCGGACGATCGCAGCACCGGCGTGCCGTTTGCGGACAGCGCGATTTGGCCGACCGCGCCCAGGTACATCCCGGTCGTCGGATCAGCCGCGAACGTGTACGGCGGGTTGGCAGCGCTCCCGCTGTTTGCCAGCAACTGCGACAGGTTCAGCGCGTTGCTGATGTTGTCCACCGTCCAGATCAACGCGTCAGCCGACGTCTTCAACTCAAACTTGTAAGCGACCGCCGTCAACCAGACGTTCGCCTCGCCGCGCGAGTCCAAGATGATCGGGTTGGTGTTAGGCGTGGCGCCGGTCGAGTCGGTGTAGGTCGCCAGCGGCGTGGTCGTCCCGGCCGCGTAGGTGTACAGTTTTCCACCCGCCAACGGATCGCCGTTGGCATCAAAAAACTGAAGCTTGGGGACAGAGGACAAGAAGGCGCTCATAGCGACACCTCAAAAACGGTCAGAATGGCCGACGGAATCGCCGGACAAAATGCGGCCGCAGGCTCGGTGAGCAACTGCACGGATGTGTCGTCAACCGCCCACATCAACTCAAAGTAGCTGCCACCCTGCAAATCTAGCATGAAGTTCCACGACGCAACGGTCTCGTCGTTGTTGTCTTTGACACGCAGCCGGCTGGCTGAGTCTGGCACGTCGATGCCGTTGATACGCGGCCAAACATACAACAGGGCTGAACCACCGGATGTCTTGTCAACCTGCAACGAAAACTCGAAATCGTAGGTCGACGTATCAGGGACATAAATTCGCGAAGTAGGCTGCCCAATCCCAATCCCAAACGACGTAGCCGTGTTGTTGAACGTCACGGCGTACCCCGTGTTGGTAGCCGCCGCAGTCTGCGTTGTGGTGTCAAAGAACGACCCGTGGCGGGGCTTGCGGTTGAAGAACCGATACCACTCGCGCCGCATCAGCCCCTGCTCAGTCTCGACCAGCGGCACCCGCTGCGCGGGGATGCGGAACGGTTGCGGGTTAGGCATTGGTTCCGCTCGCGCGCAGCTCAGCGCCCATGATCGCGATCTTCACCGGATCTGTGCCGCTCAGTTCGTACACCCGATCCCGCAGGCGCTCGGTCATCCCCAGCCGCCGCCAGATCACCCGGCGCCCGGTCTCGCCGATCTTGCCCATCGACCGCCAGTGCTCGTTCGACCAGATGTGCCCACCATCGTCTGACCACCGCAGCATGACTTGGGGGTCGCTACCCTGGCCCGTCACCAGTCCGACACCCGACTCGCAGTCCAGTTGCAGCGCGTGCTGCGCCGTGCGGTTCAGGTTGTTCTGGCCGGTCTGAAGCGCCCGCCACGACCGCAGCCAACGCTGCACGTCGCCGTCATCCTTGTAGGTGTTCAAGTCAAGCTCGTAAAGCTTGCCGTTGATGTAGTCACCGACGATGATCTTGCCGTTGAAGGACGCTATGCAGTTGGCGCGATGCCGCGTAAACTCAGACGCAATCCATCCGGCCCGCTCATGCCACAAGCCAGTCGCCAAGTCGTAGACCCAAGTCTTGTTGGCAGTCGGGAAGGTCAGCACATAGAACGGGTGCCCGTCCTGCTGGTACACCATGCTGATCGCATCTTCGATTGTGTCGTAGCTTTGGATAGCGGTCTCGACCGCGTGCGTGCTGATCCGCTCGCCGATGTAGCCGTTCGACCGATAGACGATCCCTTGGCCCTCTTGGTTGCGGCCCAGCCAGAACACCACGTTTGACAACTTGGCGGTCGAATACTGGGCGGCGCAGCCCAGTTCGTTGAAGGCGCCTGCGATCCGCTCAAGCGGGAAGTCAGGCCCGCCCGCGTTGTACCAGACCTCGGTCGAGGTCGTACCGAACACCCAGATCTCACGGTTGCTGACAACAACTGACAGGATGTCGTCAGGCGCGCCCTCGGCGCTTGCGAAGTCCAACGGATCGACCGAGGTGCCGTCCAGCAGTTCAGTCACCCACAACTTCTGGCTGTCTGGCTCGCTGAAGACAAAGTACCCGTCAATGAATCCGACAGAGGAGGCGCCGGGGAAATCAGGGTCCGTAATCTCTGCAAACGCGGTCGTGCTGTTGTTGTAGATGTAACTAGTGCCGGCCGCATCGCCGCACGCCAAGAACATCTGTGTGCCGTTGTCGGCCATCGTTACCTGGCCCGTGCCGACGTCAGTAGCGACCGTGCCCCGCAGCGTGGCCGCGTAGTTGGCATCCAACTCCCACAGCTTGGTCTCGGGGTAGGGCAGCGTTGCCGGGGCTTCTGCCGTCACGACGTACAGTTTGCCGCCGTAGACGTGCAGCCCGCGCACCGGGCCGTTGTCAAGCGTTGAGACAGGCGAGCCGCTCACCGTCGGCGTAATGAGCTTCAGCCCCGGCGCCCGGCGCAGGAACGCAGGCTCCTTGCCGCCCTGCTGCACGATCTCTGGGTAGAGGTTCACGCAGCGGTCGTTCGCGGCGTTGATGCTGGCCGCTACATAAGAAGCTCCCAGTATAGGGGTTTTTATGATATTCTCCTTGTGTAAAAAGGAGCGCCAACATGCAAATTTGGAAACCGCTGATTGGTTTTGAGCTGGACTATGAAGTTAGCAATGATGGAAGGATTCGACGAACATCCTCTCGCGGAAAGTACCATCAGCAGTTTACGCCAGAAGAAATTTCGGCCCTTAAAACGGCATATACCAAGGAAAAAAGCCAGCGAAAAGTTGCGGCTTTGTTTAGTGTCTCTCAAAGGGTTGTGAACCGGATTGTTCGCGGTTTGGCTTATGTTGATGCTGCGTATGTATTGCAGCCTGCTTTGCGGCGCGATGGGTACCGATTTGTTACGCTGTCTGCCAACGCGGTTCGACAACATAAAGCCATTCACACTGCGGTTGCGGAAGCTTTTCTTGGTGCCCGCCCTCAAGGCGCTCACATAAACCATAAAGACGGAAACCGTACTAACAATCACGTTGACAATCTTGAGTATGTATCGCCAGCAGAAAACTGCCAGCATGCAATCTACGAACTGAGGCGGGTTAAAAAGCTTACGTTTGAGCAAGCTAAAGACATTTGGTACTCCAAGCAACGTAAAGAAAAACGCAAAGATGTTGCCGCGCGGCACAATATCTCCATCCATATGGTGACGGCCATATGGATGGGAAAGTCGTGGTGGAACGCTCGATAAAGGCGTCTTCATCAATACCCGCCGGAGAAGATGTTGAATCTTTGCCTACGTCGGTTCACCAGACTGTACGGCATCGCCATCAGGTCGTCAGGATTGTTGATCCGCTTCAGGTTGCGCTTAGCCACCATCGCAATCCGCTGCACTTGCATCGACGGCTCGACCCCGAACTCAGGCGCTAACTCCATCGCCAAGCAGTACCGGAACGCCCGCAGGTAGCCTGGCGGGAACGACAGCACTGTCGCCAAGTTGGCAGGCTGCGACAGCGCCTGCACCGACACCAGATGAAACTCCAAGTCCTTGGTCGGCCTTGGGTACACGTACATCTCGACGTCAGGGTAGGTCATGTTGACCCACATCACCTGCGGGAACGTGCTCCCGACCGTCTTCAACGCGATGCCGTTGTACTGGTCCTGATTGATGAACAGGATGTCATACGACAGCCCGCTCGACGGATCTTTGAAGTAGGTGCTGTCATCCAGCAAGATAGGCCGGGTGCCGACAAAGTCGCCCGACGGGCCGTAAGTCCGGCTGATCGTGTTGGCCGGCCAAGTAAAGACGTCATCGCGTGTCGCGAACACCGACAGCCGCTCGGTGCTCCAACTGTCAATCATCTGGTTCATCGCCATCAAGGCGTCCGCAGACGTCTCGGCTGACGGCGTCTCGCCCTCTGCAAGCTGGCCTAAGAGGCGCAGCGCACCGTTGATCAGTTCACCGGCTGACGTCGACATGGGCTGACTCCCGGCGGCGGCGCGGCCGCAATTCGTTCACCGGCTCCGGTGCCGGCTCTTCGCCCGGAGTATACCGCTCCCAGCCGTGCTTTTCATCATGCTCGGCTTCTAGCTCAAGAGTGGCGATTTTGTCCCCGTGAACCGGGTGCTTCATGTAAATGAGGGGCATGTGTATGCAGCGGGGCCGAAGCCCCGCTGTCCGTTAGTTGCCAGCCATTACGACCCAGTTCGTGCCATCCTCGCAAACCAGCATTGCGAAAGCACCCGCCGTCGCCGCCAAAATAGCCGTGCCAGCAGTGTTAGAAGTTCGCGGTTTGACGTTGGACGACGCCGAGATCAGGGTGTAAGTGCCCGACAGATTTTTGACAAACAGAACACGGCCAATCTGATCAGCGCCTGACGGCAGCGTCACAGTAACGTTTGCCGCAGAGCCGTTGGCAATGACAAAGTTCTCAGTTTCACCTAACGTGAAGCTAGCAGTCTTAGTCACAGGCGCGTTCAGATCCAGTTGCGTGCCGCTCAGTTTGCCGGTCACCGCCACGCTTGCGCCGGTAATGGCTCCGGTAACGGCAACCGAAGCGCTAGTAACAGCGCCGGTAACGGCAACCGAAGCGCTAGTAACAGCGCCGGTAACGGCAACGCTTTCAAACTCGGGGTCGCTGTAAGCGACACCGACAGCCTTGGTATTCGGCATGATCGATCCTTTCAAAAATGCGCGGCCCGAAGGCCGCGCGATGCGTCAGGCCACGCCAACAGGTTTGTTGTTCGCTGCCATGTGCTTGCTCCTTTACGCGATCTTGTAGACCGTGTACGCACCCTCGGCCGTTTTGCGGAACCGGAACGCGGCGCTGGAGGTAATCGCCACCGCCACAAACGCATTCCCGCCGTCGGTCAGACCCGTTGCCGTTGCAAGCGTGACAGTACCAGACGACGTCCCGGTGTTCACGATGAACAGATCAAACGTGCTGCCGATCGTTGCATTCGGCAGCGCCGCGTCGATCAGCGCAGCGGTCGGCAGCGTGTAGGTCGCAGCCGAGGTTGAGGGGTTCGCTACCAGCATACCGCCCAAGATCTGAACAGCAGACAGGGTTGCGGTCGCAGTAGCGGTTTGCGGCGCGTCCGCATAACCCATCGTGGTTTCAGCGCGGTTTCCCGCGCCAAGCTGGTAGCCACCAGCACCATTAGGAAGAGCCATGATTGTATCCTTTCAAAAATGATTGAAAGGGGCCGAAGCCCCTCCCCTTAACCCCACATCCGCACAGCCATCTGCGGACGGATCACCGAGTAGCCATACAGCACGTCGACCCGGCAAGGCATACGGTCGTTATTGATGTCGTACTGACGCACGACACGCAGACTGATGCCGTTGTGGACCTGACGGCTCGCCATGTCGACACCCTGCGGCATCACCAGATCGGCCGTCGCAAACGTGATGGCGTCGCGGTGGTAGATCAGGTTCTGCGGGTACTGGGTGCTGGCGCTGCCCAAGAAGGTGACCGCCGCGCCGGACTGCGGGAACGAGTCCACGGTAGCCAGAGCTTGGTTGGCGGTGTAGATCGCCGGGCTGATTGAGACGCTGGCATACGCGCCACCCGAGGCGGTCGCATCGGCCGTCACAACGAACTGCTGGAGCGACCCAGTCGACTCGCGGGTCTGCGGGTTGACCGCATACACGCCAGCGATGGTGAAGACGTCGCCCTTCTTGATCGTCTGCGTGCCCGTGCCGGTGATCGCGATGGTGGTCGCGCCTTGGCTCGACACGGTCGTGGTGACAGTGTGCGCGCCCGTGCGGGTGCCGGTCGTGTGCTGCTTGATCGACTGGCTCATGTTCATCTCTTCATACCCGAGGATGCCTTCAGCCATCAGTCCGGTCTTGAACTGCTTGCTGATGGTCGACACCGGGTTGAACAGACCCTTCATGCCCTCGACCAGCGCGGCGTTGGCGGCCGGGTTGACGGTGGCATAACGGGGCGACATGACAGCAGCCGCTTCGTTCAGCTTCTGCTGGGCCTGCAACAGCACCAGACTGGTCCCAGGGGTCGTACCAGGCGTACCCACCGACTGGAAGATGTTCTGGAACGAATTGGCGACGTCGGCGTCGATGCTGGACGCAAGCTGGCTGATACGAGGCTTCAGCACCCGCTCGGCGAAGTCGTCGAGCTGCATGGTCAGTTCAGCGGTCGTGAAGTTGACGCCGATGTGCTTCTGGCTGGCAACGGTCAGCGTGGTGAACTGCTCGTTGTCGTCCTGCACTTGCAGCGCAGCACCGTCGGTCACCAGAGCGCGGTCCGGCAGACGGATACGCAGGGTGGAGCCGATCTTCGCGCCTTCTTGCGCGAAGGAAGAGTCGTACTGTCGGTTGACAGTACGGGTGATCACAAGGTTGTTCTCAAGAATTTCGAGAATCTTCCTCGTGATCATGTCAATCGTCAAAAGACTGTTACTCATGATAAATCCTTTGTAAATTAGGCGTTATGCCTGGCTTTCCACGCTCTGATCTGCCGCTGCCGCTCTGCTTCGATCCAGTCCGAGGTTGACATCGCCCCAACTGAACGCGGGTCGGTGGTGTCGAACTTTGGCGAGTTAGACCGAGAGGCTGTCACGGGCGCGATAGGGTCAGGCGCCTTGGTTGGTTTGCGAACGACGGGAGGGTTGTCGACCAACTTAGCTTCCAACTTCCCGATCTCTTTGGCTTGCAAGATCGGCGAGAGCCGGGCGATTCGGTCAGCTTCTTTCGGATTGGACCCGAGGTAATACGCAATGTCGGGACCAAGATCAGAAGCCTGAATCGTCTGCGCCATGACTGTCGTGACGCGAAGGCTTGGGTTGTAGACGACTTGCTCGAAGTCTTCGTACTTGTCCCTTGCCGACTCTTCACGTTCAGCGTAGCTTTCCAGCAGTTCCGACTGTTGCCGCTCGATTTCTCGCTGTTGCATCAGCTCTTGAGCCTTACGCTCTGCCAACGCTTGCGCGTAGGCATCGACTGACTCGAACTGATCCGCAGGCGGGATCTCTTGTGGCTGGGGCGGCGCTGCGGGTTGGCGTTGCTGGCGCTCCCACTTTCGCTGCTCTTTCGCAAGCCTCTTGCGAATGATGTCGTCCAACTCTTCCTGAGTGAACGTCTTGGCCGGCGTATCAGGTGCGGCAACCTGGTCAGGTTGCTGCGGCGGCTGTTCCGAGGCCGTCTCGGGGGCCGCTGACGCGGATTCAAGTTCCGCTAACTGGTTTTCTTGCATGGTCTACTCTAACGAGTACCCTGTGGGCCGCACAGGTACGGTCATACTACATCAAATCGACAAAGATGCAACCTTTTCTTGAAATGCCTTGATGCGGGCGTCCAAAGCAGCGCGATCGTTTGCAACTTTGATCTCTCGCTGGTCAAGGTTTGCTTCTTGAGCGTTCAGTTCGCTTTGCAGCGCCGCAAGCTGGCTCTCGCGCTTGGCAAGGTCAGCCGACTTGGTGTTGTAGCTGGCGTCGAACTCTTTCTCGCGTTTGGTCAGCGTCTTCAGCGTGTCGTCCAGCTTTTTCTGAGCGGCGCTGATCTCGGCCATCTTGGTGTCGTGCTGAGCCTTGGCGCTGCCAATCAAGTCGGCCGCTTGCGCCTTTGCATCGGCGAGCGCGGCCTGCGCGTCAGTGCGCAGCTTGTTGGCGTCGTCGACCGCCGTCATGGCGCCTTGGCGCTTGGCTAGCTCATCCCGCAGTTTCGCCATCGCTGCCAAGTCTTTCGGCAGTTGATTGGTGAAGTAATCGACGTAGTCGACCGGCGCGTTGTCGTTGAAGACGTTCATGTCGACCTCAAGCGTAGTAAGTGATGTTGAGCTTGGCCGTGCCGGTCTGCTCAATAAACTGGATCTTGGTCAGGTCGCCGTCGTACTGCAACGTGACACCGTTTGCCAAGGGCATTCCGACGCTTGCGGTCGGAGCAGTGTCGTCATCGCGCCAACGCACCGCCGCACCTTCTGGCACGATGATAGCGATAGACGGTTTGCAGGACAGGCCGTTGACGTCCACAGACGGCACGGTCAAAGACGCGGCAGACGACAGACTGGTGATCTGCTGATAGCCCAGCCGTGTGGTGATAGCCTTCAAGTTCATTGACATTCAAAATCTCCAGCGTTCTGTGAACGTGCGAAGTTTAATGTAATAGTTGTCGTATGTGGGCAACGGCGGTACGGGGCCAGGCCCGTAATCCGGCAGCGCACAAAACGGCAACTCCGAAAAGGACGCAAATCCAAACATCAGACAGACGCTCCTTGCAGCAACGCAACAAGCGCAGCCTTCTGCTCATCGGTCAGCGCAGCCAGCGGATCGACCGGGACAATCTCAGGTTCTGGTGCAGGCTGCAGCACCCACACCTGCCGCCATACCCCATGCTCGTCCTGCTGCGGTTCTTGCTCGACAGCGATCATGCCGGATTGCCTTGGCATCTCTGTCGGCAACACCAGCGGTATTCCCTCTGCTTGCAGCAGTTCGACATTGGCGTTTGCAGGAACGCTACCATCGGGATTGAGGAGGAATTGTTTTGGCATCTTGTCCTCGTCAGAAGAAGGTCACAACACGGACGTAACCGTCGCCACCATTGCCACCAGCACCTGAGTCAACTGTGTAGCCAGCACCGCCGCCACCACCACCACCACCGGGATAGCCGCCTGTGCCACCATTGCCAGCAGTAGTGCTGCCGCTTGCACCGCCACCACCTCCAGAACCACCGACAAAATAAGAAGATGCGCCAGGGCCAGCAATACCGTTTGGTGCGCCGGTTGTATTTCCACCTGAACCACCTCCAGCAGTTGCCGCCGTTGAAGTTTGAAACAAAGATCCTCCAAAACCACCTGTTCCACCACCGTTCGTAGTAGTGCTGCTTCCTGCAAACCCGCCGCCACCTGCTCCACCTCCTGATTTATAGCCTCCACGATCTCCGTTTGAGCCGGTAGTTGTAGCACCACCTCCACCATTTGATCCATATAAAGTAGTGCCTTGAACAGTTTCAGCAAGACCACCACCGGAACTTGCACCAGCTGGAGTCGCAGTAGTACCCCCGTTACCAGAATTTCCACTTCTCGCTAACGCCAAAGACCCAAAGCTGGAAGCGGTTTGCCCACTTCCTGGGTTTCCGTTTGTGTCATTTGTTGTCTGAGCAGCGCCGCCCGTACCACCTGCGCCGACCGTAACTGTCTCAGTAGAGCCAAGCAAAGACGCGGGAATCCACAACTCTGTCCTGCCACCCGCAGCGCCACCTGCACCGCCACTCGCCGCAGTAGCAAGACCGCCGCTAGACCGTTTCCTACCTGACCCACCACCGCCACCACCACCAAACATCAGCACATAGACGAACTTCGCCCCAGCAGGCTTAGTCCATGTCGATGAGCCGGTGCTGGTGAACTCTTGGATGTCTGCGCTTGCTGCACCGCCGCCGCCACCAGCAGCCCACTTCACCCCAGACGATTGAGTGCTGTCAGCGGTCAGAACGTAAGCAT